GGGGAGCACCTCGATTCCAAAGGAAGGTAACCATGGCTCTAAAGAAAGAGTTCCAAGTCACTTCGGTCCCTCAGAATTCTGAGGTCGTGTGGAAGACGGAAGTTCGCGTCACACATACGAAACCTAACGGCGAGGTTGACATAACCGTCGCTGCGGGTGAACCCCTTGACTGGAAGGGCCCTATTGATTCAGGGCTTCCAACAGAAGTCGTCACCGACTCCAACCAGATAGAGACTTACTGTACTTGGCATTACGTCAAGAAAGAAGTCTACTATCGACGGCGGAGAAAGCGATGGTTTCGCCGAAAGAATACAGGTAGCCGATATTATCGGTGGGAAACCTATTGGGTCAAACGACTCAAGAAAGTTCCTTCCTCGCTTTATGCGGGGCCTGTACCTTTCCTCCCATGTTGGCATGTGCGAAAGCGGTGTATGGGAACGGAGGCAACGGTGGATATTCGAAGCATAAAACGATCCTCCTGGGACGCGAGTCCCGGAGATCATTATGACCAAGAATTCACACGTCAGCTCTCCATCTACATCCCGTCTGAGCTGTCTAGCCGGCGCCTGGGAACGACTTCCGACGGTCTATCTTGTTTGATAGATCGCGAGAGGTTTTCTGCAGTAAGATCAAAACTGCAGGTCCGAGCGCTCCGCGCGATGGTGCCCGATATTGGGCGGGGCTTCTCCCTGCCTAGGGCGGTTTATGAGCTGAAAGACTTGAACGGGATGCTTACCCAGGTGTTGAATCTGGTCAAGCATTTTCCTACTAAAGTCCGTAGAGCTTGGAACCGGCCCTTAAAGGCGTTGTCGCAAGGTTGGTTGGCGGCCATCTTCGGATGGTTGCCCTTTGTTGCAGATGTCAAGAAGATTGTCACGCAGATCTTCAATGCCGATCGAGAAATCGACCGGTTCCTGAAGGACGCGAACAAGCGACAGACGCTGCACTACAAAAGCCTCCTTAACCCACGATTCTTCCTCTCTAAAGAGTACTTCCAAGGTTGTGGCGTATACGATGTCGTGTCAGATATCCAACACGATTTAGTGTATGCACAGGCTGTGTTCGATCGAATACAGTCTCCATGGTATTGGACTCGTCGCTTTGGCGACGGGGTCATGTACCATGCTACCTTGGACTTCAAGTACTCTGTGCCGATCTTGCCCGCGGGGCTAACAAGTTTCTTAGCTTCGTTGGACTATCACGGCATGAGGCTGTCGGTGGGGGACGTGTGGGATATCATCCCATTTTCGTTCATCATCGATTGGTTCGTGGGAGTGAGTCGGTTGTTGCATCAACTTGATGTAGACAACTTACCTGTCACCGTCACACCGTATGACTTCTGTGATAGCATTCGCTATCACATGTCCGAGCTCCGGAGGGCTACTTTGCCCTCAATGGTTGTCTTGGATAATGAAATCAACGAAGCTGACGAGTGGGAGGTACACCCCCTTAGTGCGTCCCAGTCATATACTGAGGACGTTTATTTACGGATGGTGGGCTTATTGCCACCGCCCGATCCAGCGTCTATCTTCCGCTTCCCTCATGGGATGCGGTGGGTAACGATGGGAGCACTGGTTGTTCGTCGATGAACGACTGGTGAGATGATGCCCAGCAATTCTGCTGGGTGTCATTGCACGTACTGTGTGGAGGCCCATTATGGGCTAACCGATGGAGATGGCATATGCTTGCTGACCCTTTCCATGCTTATATCCTGAACGACGATACGAGTCAATACCGAGACTTCACGCTAATCAACGTGCCCTTAAACGGTTCCTTGCGCATCTGCGCAAATGGAGCCGCTGGCATGCCAAATCTCATGAAGATCAGTCACTCGATCGTTGGTTCGGGCGTAAAGCAACGCGCCAGGCATCTCGTCCGCTTTGAAGCGGACGCGCTCGATGGCGACGGAAATCCCGATCCCACTGTTGGGATCGCGGCAGCGTACGCAGTCTTTGATATCCCTATGAAGGGAATCTCTGACGAACATGCTCAGGCCCTGTGTAAGCAGCTAGCTGGCTGCCTGCGGGGCAAGTCCGGCGCCGACATCGACTTCGATACCACGGCGTTTTACGGGCGGATGCTGTTGTTTGAGAGCTGAGCAATAACCAGCTCAGTTTCTTAACACGCATCGGAGTTTGGGAAGGGTAAGTGCGACGGCATGATGCCGGAGAGGAAGTCCCTATGGGCGACCTTGAAAAGCCGATCAGTCTCTATGAAGAGCTGGTTATCTCTCTTCTCAAAGACACGGCTAACCTCTTAGGAATCAAAGAGCACCGTCTGGAGAAGGACATCGAGTCCATCCATAGACGTTTCGCTGCTGAAGGGCTTTCGTTTCTTACGAAGACCCTCCCATCCCTCGGCAAGCACCTTGATAGGGCGCTTGGCAGGGACGAACCCCTTGGTGGCACATCCGACTTCCCTTGCGGGAAGCAGAATTATCCGAGATTTCTCGGCGCCATATGGGGGTTCATCTTTGACAGCGAAGGTATGATTCTTGAGCCAGGACGCAAGACCAATGAATTACTGTCTCAAATCCTAGCCGTACGCGCCATACGCCAGATATGCTACCTGGTGTATAAGCTCGATGGATCTGCCACGAAACAGGATAGTGCTCGCGTCCTCGACGAGTTTATCTCGGTCGACGCGAGCCTGCCTGAACCCAGTGCTGTTCTTGCGCTGAGTAAAGAGACATCGCATGCGTTGGAGAACGCACGAATACTCCTTTTGTGGCTCTTAGGGTCATGTGACCCTTCAGAGATCATCCCGAAACATGGTCCGGGAGCGGTCGCAACTAGGGAAAAGCCGTGGCAGAAAATGAATTTTGCCCGGTACTATGGTAAGTTGGATGAGATGTACCCATATTCTGAGTATTTCTTCTTCAACTATACCCACCTTTGCGACGACCTGGGGGTACTAGAGGGAATGGCTGAAATGTCATC